ACACGAAACAGTGAACTTCTTTGTAGGTACAGAAGTTGAACATTCACCTGCGTATGGGCAAAGAACTTTGTTTGTTGTAGGAGTACATGATGCTGATACCGTGATGGATACAGCACTGGCCAATAACTGTACACATATCTATTTCGGTGCCAATCAAAGTTTTCCAAAACTGGACACCAATGATGGTGATGGATGGAGAAGTTGGGAGGAGATGATTCGTCCATGCTTGGATGCCGATTGTCTTTGCACTCTAGATATTGACGTTAATCAAGCAGAAGGCCTGTTGGAAAGTATGTTGGTCGAATATCATAACTTTATTCCAATGGTCAGTGTCAAACTACCTTACATACAACAATTTGGTTACAATGCCACACTCAAGATTGATGACAAAGATTTTAAAGCCACCAATCCTGGAGTATGGTGTCATAGTCTGCATGCGTTACAAAAACGTTCAGCATTCACTGACTGGTCTAAATACACTCAAGACGAGACACTATAATATGGCACAACTATATCGCATTACACCCTTGGAAAAGAAGTCAATGGAATATTTTGTTGATGTGTTTGAACGCATGCCCGACGGCACTATTCGTGGCTTTGATGTCACAGAAACCTGGCGTTGGGGACAAGCATTTAGAGAACTGGACGAGCCTGTGATGGACATGGAAACAGATCGAGTTCACTGCCGCCCTGATGTAGGCTGGGGCTGTGAGTTAGATGATCTGTGTGCTGTATATGTAAACTTTAGTGATGGTTTTACCGATCAAGAAAAAGAAGAAATTGAAGCTATCTTGCGTTGGGAATCCGAAGACGAAGATGGTCGTTGTGGTACTGCCTGGTTGTATGACGGTGATCATAATTGGGAAATTGAAGACGATCATGTTGCCGTTTTAGGCCCTATAAAGATTGACCTTGTTGACGAAGAAGCATATAATGAGGTTATAGAAGAAAATGTTCAACCCACTAAACTAGAGCCATCTACCGATTGGCCATTTAAATCATGAATCAAGAACAAAGAGACACAGTGAATCGTATCATGGAAAGTGCAGAGCGCAAGATCTGGGTGACTTTCCGCAAAGAAGGCATCCATAAATATCCTGCGGCTGCAACTGATCCACAGTTGGCCACTGGAGACCAATATGATGTATCGTTCCTTGCTAGTCCTCATCGCCATATATTCCATTTCAGGGTGTGGATCGATGTGTTCCATAATGACAGGGACATCGAGTTTATCCAATTCAAACGATGGATCGAGTCGCTGTATAATGGTCAAGGTTCCGTTTTAAGCCTTGATTATAAGTCTTGCGAGATGATCGCAGACGATCTGTATCTACAAATTGCCGGCCGTTATCCTGGTCGCGCTGTGTGGATTGATGTAGCCGAAGATGGTGAGAACGGCTGCCTCATTAAGTATAATACTCACCGTCCTAATCTTTCAATCGTTATTTAAAGGAAATCAACATGGGCAAGCCCACGTTCAAACCCAACCCTCGTAGTCGTGCTGTCTGGGAAGACCTAGATCGTTATCTCAACTTCTGTGTGGACTATGGTTATCGCTATGATCCAGCGGATCTTTACAACAACAAGTCTTATCCGTTTCAACAGTTCCGCAAGCTAGAAGCAGGCAAAGACCCTAAGAATATGTGGTATGAAGACGCTCGCAGATTTGCCGGCTATCGTCCAGACTTCCGTCGAGATGATCGTCGACCAAGAAGCGACTATAGAAAATAAAATGAATTACTATTTTATATACGATCTTGAGAACTATAATCTTCTCATGAAGATATCTAAAAATATAAGATTGTTGTATAAAAATCAAGCTGACTTTCAAATGGAGGAAGTTCGCCCTGAGCAGTTTGAAATGCCAGGTGCAAATTATTTTTTAATAGAAAGTCAGCTGTGGTTTCTTGGTAAAGTATTGTGCGAACTATCATATATTTTTAAAAACAAAAATACGGTTAAGACTGGTGATACTTTTATCTATGATACAAACAATATTATATTAGATCAAGCAGTTGATTTGCTGTGTGCTGGCAACGACATTGTTGTTAAAAAAATTGATTACAAGTTTTATCAAGAAAAATTTAAAAATTATCTATGATCAATTATAAACCAACTTTATCTAAATCTCTAGATTTGGGAATGGACATCCGTAGCGAGCCGCAAACTGATCTGGAAAACTTGCTGTCACATCATAAACACCTGTTCCAGGATCGTGTGGTACTTGATTTAGCATGTTATACTGGAGTTTCAAGTAACTACGCAAAACATTGTAATGCAAAATTTGTAATCGGTGTTGATTACGACGAAACAGCACTGTCCGTTGCCAAAGAAAATTTTTCAGGAGATCGGATAGAATTTTTGTGTCAGGATGTTGAAGATTCTCTTTTGTTACAACCACTTGTAAATTTGTCGCAAGTGGTGATATCGTTTGGAGCAATATATCATTTAACTAACTCGTACAAACTATTAGAAACTCTAGCGCAACCTCACATTGAATATTTGTTACTTGACACATTGTACGGCCCAGAAACCAATAATCCTGAGGTATATTGTAGATTTGAAAATAAAATTATGTCAAACAACCAAACAAAACAAATTATACCAAAGTATGCGCACAACCTACCTTGGTTTATAAAGCAACTTGACGTTTTTGATTTTGGTATGGACCGTGTAGAGAAATATTATACAACCACAGACTTTTCCAAGGTCAAAGATCTTTCTGCAAATATGCGCATGACAATGAGATTTTTTAATCGAAAAAAATTTACAAATAAACAATCACTAACAGCAGATGAAGTTTGGGAATGGTCAGCTGATAACTTAATACAGGAAATACAATGAGAAAACTTTTTTACATGGGGCTGGAAAGTTATGAGGCCCGCTATACTCTACAACTTACAGAATGGAATCGGCGTGTGTTTGACCGCCGTGGACTAGATGTAGTTTATGTGCCTGGTAGCACCATTGACAACACTCAAAGCATCAGTGTAGGTCAAGTGCTAGACGCACATGGTCGCAGTTACTTTAGTATGAGCCAGATGATGAATTTGGTACAAATGATGAGAAACGGAGAAGTCACAAATGAAGATGTTATCTACTTTGAAGACATGTTTCAGCCCGGTATCGAGAGCTTACCTTATATTCTCGATCAAGTTGATCCTGCTCAGCGTCCTAGGATTTTTGTTCGTTGTCTTGCTCAAGCCATTGATCCTGATGATTTCGTTCATGTCTGGGGCATGGCAGAGTGGATGTCAACGTATGAAAAGATGGTTAACCAATTTGTCACAGGTGTGTTAGCCACCAACGAAGAGATGGTTGCCCATATGCGTATTGCCGGCTGGAAGGCGCCAATCTATAACATTAGTGGCCTGGCATTCGGCAAGGAAGAAGTTCTAGAACGCATCGGTGGCGCTAAAAATATTAAACCATTTGAACAAAGACAAAAGCGTGTGGGTTTTGCCGCACGTTTTGACCAAGAGAAACAACCTGGATTCTTCATGGACTTGGCCGAAGAGTATCAACGAGTTTATAAAGACGTGAGCTTTGCTGTGTTCTCAGGCGGACCGTTAAGGTCAAACAACCCTGACTATGTAAAACGTGCTCGCAAGATGAGTGACGAAGGTACACTACAGATTTTTGAAAATCTTTCAAAGAACGAATACTATGCTCTGGTCAACGATACTCGTGTGTTGTTTAATTGTGCTTTACAAGACTGGGTATCAAACACAGTAAGCGAAGCAGATACATTGGGTGCCAATGTGTTGTACCCTGCTTATCGTAGTTTTCCTGAAACCTTTGCCAATGATCCTGATCGACTCTACATTCCTTGGAGTGAAGATGACCCATTCAATAAGTTGGCGTTGTTGCTGGAGAAGCCACATCACAACATGGGGTTGATCTCAGACTGGAACAATGGTACTGTGGATCGTGTTGTTGACATCCTTGAAGGCAAAGGCGAGCAATGGATGCGTAGCGGTGCTCGGTATCGTGACCATGTGGCTCATGCCAAATATCCTGTAGTGAAGATCGAATCATGAGAGTAATTGTCACTGGAGCCGCAGGATACATTGGTGGCCAAACTGTTCTTAATCTGATTGACCAAGGGCACAGTGTCTACGGCATTGATCAAAACTTGCCGCCTGCACATCTTGAAAATTGTGGGTGCAAGTGGCTTACTGGAGATTTTGCTGGTGAGATTGCACTAGATTCAGTACAACGGTTTCAACCTGATGCTATTATTCATTGTGCTGGAACTAGTTTAGTAGGTCCTAGTGTTACTAATCCAATGCTCTACTACGAGAATAACTTTGTTAAGACTAAGATAATGTTAGATTATCTAATCAAACAAAATCTTACCAATATTCGAATAGTGTTTAGTTCATCAGCGGCCACATACGGCGAACCTATCATGACCCCGTGTCAGGAAGAAGATCCTGCTATTCCTATAAGCCCCTATGGTGAAAGCAAGCTCATGGTTGAACTGATGATGAAAAGTTATGCCACAGCGTATGGTTTGGATTTTGTAGCATTTCGGTATTTCAACGCCTGTGGTGCAGACAGCCAAGGCCGCCATGGACAAGCGCCAGGTGCCACGCATATCATTGCTCGAGTACTTGAAAGCATCAAAGATGGAAAAACATTCACTCTCAACGGTGATGGCTATCCCACACAAGATGGCACTTGCATTAGAGATTACATACACGTAGAAGATCTTGCTGAGGCACATATCATGGCCATGAATCCCGCAGTTCCTGTTGGTATTTTTAATCTAGGCACCAACCAAGGATTCAGCAATCGCAATATCATTGCCATGGCTGAAAAAATAACAGCACAGCAGGTCGACTTAGAAATTGGCCCAGTTCGTGCAGGAGATCCAGCTGTGCTTACTGCATCTGCAGATCGATTTACTTCCATTGGGTGGTCTCCTAAATTTTCTTTAGAGCACATGGTTCAACATGCTTGGAATTGGTATAATAGATGAGCAATGACCACCAACTGTATAAAAACAGTTTAAAAAATTGGAAAGATACAACTGTTCATTTTCGTGGCACAGTTCCTGTAAATTGGAGCGACAAAGATCTCAATGATCTAAAATGGGAAGAAACTTTTTGTATTGATGAACTGCCAGTTGACGATTTGTGGAACACATCGGCTACTGAATTCAAACTTTGGCAAGAAGATCTATATCGATCTTGGGGACATATCAAACCAGCTACACAGCACTATATGTCATTTGAACCAAGATTGGAATTTGATCTTTCAAACATACTAGCGAAGATTGGATCAACCAATGGTTCGTTCACATTGAATTTTATGAAAATACCAGCAGGGAGAATAATACCCTGGCACTGTGATACCTATGGGTATGCTATTAACAAGTTCAATGTTCCACCTGACCGCATCACTGACATACAAAGAACTATTGTTTTTATGGAAGACTGGTCTTTTGGTCAAGTCGTACAATTTGGAGACTCAGTGCTGTCACACTGGAAAGCTGGAGAATTATACACCTGGCAACACGAAGCCTGGCATGGACTAGCTAACTTTGGTAACAAAGATGTAGTAATTATGCAGATTACAAATTATGAATAAGCCTACCCTTGTTAATTTAAAATCGTTGCCCTATGGTGGAGCTCAATACGTAGTAACTCCTGACCTTGAGCAATTTGTTAAATCCGCGATTGCAAAAGCAACCGAAGATAACTGTCTTTGGAACACCAATGTCAAACAAAAATTCTTAGATCTATATAGATCTTGGATAACACAATCAAAACTCAATACTATAGTTGGGTTGGAAGATTTTCCAATAGCAACATTTAGTTCTGGCACTACTGAAGCGTTTGATAAATTTTATCTTAAAAATTTACATCGTCGTCTTCGTTACTTCCGCGGCGAGTACATGTACCATCAAGTAGCCGGGCGGCAGTATTTTAAAGAAGCCAAATTTGTTGAAGACGATGATCTTGACAGTAATGATGTTCTAGTACTCAGCTTGCCATTCTCCGACACAGGAAATGCTCATCATGCCATGGAAGAAACCTTGAGGAAATGTACTGCCCTTGGTATTCCGGTTTTATTGGATTGTGCATATTTTGGCATTTGTTCAGGCATAGAATTCAACTTAAATTATAAATGTATCACTGATCTAACTTTTAGTCTAAGCAAAACTTTTCCTGTGCCACATCTTAGAATTGGTATGAGATTAACACGCACAGACGATGATGACGCACTGTTAGTGATGAATAAAACAGATTACGTCAATCGATTGAGTTGTGCGGTAGGAGTTGAACTGCTAGAAAATTTTTCTCCTGACATGATTGTTGATCGCTATCAAAAATCTCAAATTGAACTCTGCAATAATTTGGGTGTAACCCCAAGCCAATGTGTTATTTTTGGTATTGACGAATCTGAAAACTACTCTCAATACAATCGAGGTGGTACAACAAATCGATTATGTTTATCAAAATATCTAAATAATGTTTGACATTGATCTAAATAACCTTTACAATAGCAACAAGACTGGTCATCCACGACCCTAACTCGGAGAAATAAATTGACAACATTTACAACACAAGATCTAGAAAATTCTAAAAAAATAGTAGACGAAGCACCGTATCATCCTGGATATGAAGATGCAGTTCCTAATCCAACTGGTCTGGACGCAATGGCAGGCGATGGCGGATACCAAGAAGAAAAGTATCTAGGAAACTATCTTCGCTTCAAAATGAAACGTGAGGGCAAACGTTTCTGGGCAGGCGATAACATCAGCGATTATGTCACTGAAGAAAACAAAGAACAACTAATCGATGAAGCCGCGGAAGCATTTGAAACAGTGCTTGATCGGTTGCTGATTGATCGTGAAAGCGATCCTAACTCACGAGGCACAGCACGTAGACTTGCCAAAATGTACTTTAACGAAATAATGGCAGGAAGATATGATCCAGCACCTGATGCAACCGCTTTTCCAAATGATAGCAAAGATCGTTATAGTGGTATGCTTGTTGTTCGTAGCGAGTTGCGTAGTATGTGCAGTCATCATCATCAACCAGTTTCAGGAGTCGCCTATATTGGAATCATTGCCGCGCAGAAGCTTATCGGATTGTCGAAGTACACACGCATTGCCCAGTGGTGTGCTCGGCGGGGCACACTACAAGAAGAACTGTGCAATGACATAGCACGTGAAATCATGAAGGCTACAGATTCAGAAAATGTGGGTGTGTATATTCAAGCCACGCATGGTTGCTGTGAAAATCGTGGTATTATGGCACACAGTTCATTGACTCAAACTACGGTTCTTCAAGGTGTATTCCAAAGTGATCCAGCAACTAAGAAAGAGTTCATGGATAATATCAAGCTACAACAAGAGTTTGCGCCAAGGTAAGTGAGCACTAACCTGAGTTGACCAGAAAATCCAGATTAGTTATAATAATACTATTATAAACTAGTCTGGATTTTTCTATGCAGTTTCAGAGAACTATTTTATCTGTTTCAATATCATCTATGATGATTACCCTTGCTGGGTGTGGAGGTGGAGGTGGCGGTGGTGCAGGTGGAGGTGGCGGATATCTAAGAGCTGAAGTACCCTACCATACCCCAGTGCGTGTGGCCACTGCTATAGATCCACTAACCAAAGTTGATGGCGCGGCACCAATATTTGATACTTTCAATGCCAACGTCACTGGCAGTGGCAATGATATTATACTAGCCGGGCGCCAAACACAATATGCCACTCCCGAAACCTGGAGCAATAGTCGACTTACTTTGCTGGCTTGGGAAGGCGGTACCTTAGTCGATCGAACCGCACAATGGTTTCCTGGTGGTATCAACGAAATTCTAGGCACAGAACCCAGTGTGAAGTTTGCGGACTTGTTTAACACAGGACGACAAGACATGTTGGTAGCACCCAGCACCGACATGAGGCATTATGGACCTGGGTATGTATTTTCCAACCAAGGTTCCCACTTTAATCGTATCTCTATTCCATTGACCAATGTTTGGGCGCACGACAGTGCCATTGCCGACATGGACGGCGACGGTTTTAAAGATTTATTGTTTGTGGACTACGGTCCAAACACCACGTTGGCCATTAACAATCGAGTAAACAACTTTACGCCTTACATTGATAGTCGGGGTAATGCTGGAGATTTAAGATGGGGTGGTTCTAGTATTGTAGCAGATGATTTTTTACAGAATGGTCAAAAACAAATCATTGTTACCGACAATTCGTGTAATGTTGCAAATCCTGCTTGTAGTGATTCTCGCACAACCAAGATGTATAGTTATACTATCACTGGTGGCAATCTTAACTATCAATATGTAGGTGATTTACCTACTCCATTGTTAGATCACAATGTGCGTGTAGTGTCGCATGATTTTAACACTGATGGACGTCCCGATGTTATAGTTTTCAGTCGGCCATTTGACTACACAGTCAAGCGTAGTGCCATACAATTTTTAAGCAATCAAGGCAGTGGCACATTTACTGATGTCACATCCACCACTCTGGTCAACTACGACACCAACACTTACTCTACCTACAATCCCAAATTTCTTGATGTCAATGGAGACGGGCGCACTGACATCTTGGTCAGTGCCTGGGACTTTTCAGGAAATCATAACAGCACACAGGTATTGTTAAAAAGTTCAGACGGAAAATATGTAGCGGCTCATCAAAAAATATTCACAGACTTTTTAAAACAAGCCGCATCTCTAACAGCCAGTCTAGGTAATGGTGCCAATGAAGCTAACAGTACAGTAAACATTTTTCAGGCACCGGATGGCAAGATGTATCTAGTGACTATGATTGTGTATGAAGCCAACAATGACAAGAAAATGGCTGTGTATATGAGTCAGATGGGATCTCAGGTCACACTGACAGCACAAGCCGCTGTAGATTTAATTAAACAGAAATGGCCGTACATGAGCACCGCATCAGCCAACGCTGTACTAGCCCAGACTGCGGCTACTTACTGGAATGGTAGCGTGATTGATATAGAAGCCGCATTAAGACCGGTGGGTGCTCTTTCAATAGGTGCAAAAATACTGTCAGGACATGTGAGTGGTGTGGACATAGGATCAGGACAGATGATAGCTATGGATGCTCTCCAAAGACCTTTCATGGTCAATGCTAGGCCAATGAATGTCACCGGACTTGATGCTTTCCAAAGAAACAACTTCATGGGGGCCGATCACGACCTTGCCAGCCCTGCTGAGTTTTTAACTGGGGCCAGGGCCAATGTTGTAAATGGTTTACGTATTGCCGGAGATCAATCGCCCAATAATCCCAATGGTGGACAGTACAGCATAGGTATTCCTGCAGTATGGAAGAAAGATTCGTGGGCGTTTGGAGCACAATACACACGACTCAATTTCAATCCTTGGGTGTCGTTTAGTGGTGCATGGGGATCTGTGCAGTCATCATCAGTGTTTGACAATGTGGTATCATATCGCCAGGGTGGGTTCGTTGCCAAAGCCAGTTTAATGTATGTAACTACAGATATCAATCCAGGCCTGATTACTCGCATAAGTCCCACCATGGGTACCTGGGCCGAAGCAGGTTATCGCTGGGGTGATAAGAAAAACGACATGGGTATCTACATCGGGCAGGCACCTCGTGTGCTCAGTGGACAAGTTGAAGCCAATGTGCCCACTTCATTTGACAGCTCAGGACAATTAGTTTATACTAAGCAAAATCTAGATATTCTAAGAACTCCTACATATTACATGCGAGGTGTTTATAGCAAGCAGATTGATAAGCGTACCCAATTCAGATTCAATGCGGCTACCAGCACTGTGGGGCAGTATCGCATTATGAATGAACTACTATGGAGTTTTAACTAACATGACAGCCACATTAAAACAAGCCCAGGAGCAAGGTATTGCACCATGGGATGATGCGTATTTTGAAGATAAGAAGGTTTGGATCTTTAGAGATCGATATCCGGTGAGCCCTGGGCATTTGTTGTTTGTACCTAAAGTCAATACACCCGATAACATCATGGATTGTTTTCGTTTGGCACAGAGATACGGCGAGTGGGTAGTGCTCAAAGGTGATGCTGATGCTTACAACATCGGAATGAACTGTGGAACGGAGGCAGGTCAAACAGTGATGTATCCACACATACACATGATTCCCCGTCGAACAGGAGATTGTGAAGACCCTGTGGGTGGTGTAAGAAATGTGATTCCAGGGCAAGGAAACTATAAAACTGGCGCCTATAAAAACCCTACTAAATAATGATCTCAACAGCGGCCTTCCGGCATTCATCCCGCTATACAAATTCTGCAGGCCTATGCTATAATCTAACATAGGAGAATAACAATGGCAAAATATCTTTCAACAAAAACATACGGCAACGACAGAGGGCTGTCATGCTGTTTTAGACAATGGCGTTCAACACATAGTCACTGCTCATTGCTACATGGATACTCAATTGGTATCAAACTAATTTTTGAATCAGAAACACTAGACGACCGTAATTGGGTCATGGACTTTGGTGGACTCAAAGCATTCAAAGAGTGGAGCGAATACATGTTCGATCATACTTTAATCGTTGCAGAAGATGACCCGTATCTGGAACGTTTTGAAGACATGGCAGGGTTAGGTCTACAAGACAAAGGTGGTGTTTGTGATGTTCGCATTGTTGAAGGTGTGGGTTGCGAAAAGTTTGCTGAACTGGCCTACAAAGAAATGGCCACTATATTACACATCTTTAAAACCGGCAATACTTACTACTGCCCTAATGGGGGAACCTTTAACGCTAGATACCCTGTAGGATCAGGTGTTAAACTGCGTTCAGTAGAAGTTTTTGAACATGCTGGTAATTCAGCAGTGTATGAGGGATAACAATGAGTAAAACACCGCCCGTGGGTATAAACAAATTGTGGGCTAAACCAGCCACGCATAGAATATCAGTGCTGTTGCCCACTCGTGGCAGAACCGACATGCTAAAAAGAAGCTTGTTGAGTTTGCTCGACCTGGCCAATAATCCAGCTGAGTTAGAAATATTACTGGCGTTTGACAATGATGACAAACAATCTCTTGAGTGGTGTCAACAAAATATTTTCCCAGAGTTAGAATCACGTGGAGTTGACGCCATTGTGGTTGAGTTTACTCCCTTGGGCTATCTTAGACTACATGAGTACCTCAATGCCCTGGCAGGATTGGCCAATGGTAACTGGTTGATGTTCTGGAATGATGATGCCGTGATGCAGACTCAAGATTGGGATCAACGTATTACAGAGCACGATGGAAAGTTTTTATGTTTAAGAATGCCTACTCATAATGAACACCCTTATGCTATCTTTCCTATAGTGCCTAGAGACTGGTACTACCTACTAGGACATCTCAGCAATCATCAACTCACAGACGCCACTATCAGTCAGATATCCTATATCGTAGGTATCATAAAAAACATCGATGTTTCTGTGTTACACGACAGATTTGATATCACTGGCAACAACCAAGACACAACATTTAAAAATCGACCCATGCTGGAAGGTCGTCCAGATGATCCTCGAGATTTTAATCATGCAATCTTTCGAAATAAACGAGTAAACGATGCCAACAAGATTGCGTGGTATTTAGAACGCATTGGTCAACCCAGCGAGTGGTTCACTCAAGTGATGTCAGGGAAACAAGACCCCTGGGAATACATGTGTGGCAAAGAACAAGATCCAAACGGTCAGGTAGCTATACATGCTTAATACTGATCAACATCTATTAGATAAAATCAAGGCCTATTGGAATCGCCAACCTTGCAACATCCTACACGGTCGTAGCGAGCTAGGCACTCCAGAATTTTACCAAGAAGTTTCTGAGCGTAGATATCGTGTAGAACCACACATTAGAGAGTTTGCTGGATTCCATCTCTGGGCTGGCAAGCGTGTTCTAGAGATTGGATCAGGCATTGGCAGTGATGCTGAAGAGTTTGCCAAACGTGGTGCCGAATACGTGGGAGTGGACTACAGCGATCAAAGTGTAGAAATTGCTCGTCAACGATTTAAAGTATTAGAACTCGAAGGAGAGTTTCACAACATTGATGCCAGCGATGGCAACGCTCTAGAAGCTTTGGGCAAGTTTGACCTTGTGTACAGTTACGGTGTGATCCATCACTTTCCAGCCATTGACACAATCATTCGCAATGTTCATCGTGTACTTAACCCCAACGGAGAATTCCGTTTCATGGTCTATGCCAAGAATTCCTGGAAGTATGCCATGATACAAAAAGGCCTAGATCAATTTGAAGCACAAAGCGGTTGTCCATATGCACAAGCCTATACAAGAGATGATATCTATCGCATGCTAGATGGTCAGTTTCACATTGAACGTCTTCGTCAAGATCATTGCTTTATGTACAATGTTCCTGCTTACAAGTCTGGCAACTACGAACTAGAACCATGGTTCGAGGCCATGCCAGAGGACATACGTCAAGCAGTGAAAGAATATCTAGGTTGGCATTTATTGGTCAAGGCCAGAAAGATATAATGAAAAATCTACAACGTTATCTACAAGATGTAGCCAATGCTCGCCGGCAGGAACTGCTACCCTATGTGTTTCATGCCACCAGTGCAAAGGTACAGACTGGTCCTTTCAAAGGAATTACTTTGATTCCTAGATACATGTGGGGTGATGGCGACACAGCGGCCAAGCTCATGGGTGTGTATGAAGATGAACTACACGGCTTTGTTGAACAGGCCATTGTCAAGAACCCCGATCTAGTAATCAACGTAGGCTGTGCTGAAGGATATTACAGTGTAGGATTGGCTAGTCGATTGCCTGACTCTCAAGTGTTGGCAGTTGACATAGAACCGCGATCAGCTGACATAGTCAAAGACACTGCCACTGCCAACCAACTAAAAAATCTTCAGGCTGTAACAAAAACCGTAGATCATGCCTGGCTAGAACAACATTGCAAGGACGCTGTGAATCCTTTGCTGGTGTTTGACTGTGAGGGAGCGGAACTAGAACTGCTGGACCCTGCTTGCGTACAGTCATTGGCAAAATGCTCTATCATGGTAGAATGTCATGATTGTATGGGATTGCCTATTACACCTACCTTGTTGTCAAGATTTGAATCGACACATGACATTCAACAAGTTTCTCAAACTTACAAAGATTCCTATCAATTTGATTTTCTACACCATCTCAGTGATTGCGACAAGTGGGCCCTGGTGCACGAAGGTCGTCCCAGCACAATGAGCTGGTTATACATGGTACCTAAACAATGAAAAATTATCTAGTTAAAAGTCTGTTCCAAGTACAGGATACCAACTGGCATTTCAAAGATCGCAGTGATGAACAAGATCTGCATAAAAAATATGTAGAGATGCATCAAATCTCTGTGGGTAGCTATACCAAGCATCTCAAAGGCACCTGGGAATTAAAATTCATACAAGGTTCTGTAGGCAACATCAATGATGCGTTCAAGCGTACCTTCCGTGAAATCTACGAGCTATGGCGCCAAGGCAACACCAACATCTTGTATACTGACCCTGACACTGTGGCTATCAAAGACATTGATCCTTGGCAAATATCTGATCGGTTCATGATGTTTAATTTCACAGATCCCAAGAGTCTCAACACCAACAATCAATACGGACGTACTTTTCCTTATTTTTTCAATGCTGGTGTAAGATTTTTCCCAGCAGGCATGGATCAACGCATCTGGGACTTAGGCCTTGAAATGTTGGATCGTTGGGAAGAAGGCACTTACAACACTGAACAGACAATATTAAATGCCATGCTGTGGGACCAAGGACTCACACTGGATCAAGCTCTAAGACCCGAATGGGCTTATCAAGCACAGTGGTTACCAAATCAAGCCCCACTTTGGGTGCAAGATTTATGGAACGGCATTGACATCAATAGAGCTTTGATCCTGCACACTCATAGCAGTAGAGGCATTGATGAAAAATTAACGTTTATGAAACAGATCACAGGACAATCATGAAAGAAATATTCTCAAACATAGTCAACAACGGCCGGTGGCGAGCCAATAATACTGTGTGTGGCAACGGAAGTACCATGGTGTACACTGATAACTTAAGAAAAGAGCTAGGGCCTTTCTTGGAACGCCACAACATCAAGTCCATGTTTGATGCTCCCTGTGGCGACTATGGATGGATGAGCGAAACTGTACTTCCAGAAGGTTTACATTATATTGGCGGAGATATTGTTGATTCCTTGATAGAAAAAAATCGAGAACAGCACCCCGCAGTTGACTTTCGTGTGTTTGATATTTCGCAGGATGCTTTTCCTGATGTGGATCTGTTGTTTTGCCGTGATTGCTTGATACACTTCAGTCAGGCTGACATTAGATTGGTATTCGAAAACATTGCTCGCAGTAACATAAAATATGTGTTAATGTCCAGCTATCCTAATCTCAACAACACTGATATTCAAACTGGCGGATTTCGTGGAGTTAACTTTGCAAGAGCACCCTATGATTTTGAACCAGCCATAGACAGCATAGAGGATTGGATTCCAAGATTTGAACCCAGAGCCATGTGTCTTTGGAGCCGTGAAACAATAATAGATTATTTAAAAAAATGAAAAAAGTTTATGTAAGTTGGACTGATGTACAAAGACAAACTCAAGAGATCATGCGTCAGATGCATCTAGATGGATGGCACCCAGACTATGTAGTGGGCATCACACGTGGTGGACTGGTGCCAGCCAATCTTATAAGTCAATATCTAGATTGCCCAATGGAAACTCTTAAAGTGAGCTTGAGAGATGGCGGCACATGCGAAAGTAATACGTGGATGGCCGAAGATGCATTCGGCCATGAAGTCTATGATCCGATGGCATCCAGTGGTGGCCAAAAAAACATTCTCTTAGTGGATGATATCAACGACTCTGGTGCCACTATAAATTGGATACGACAGGACTGGCAGAACAGTTGTTTCCCTAACGATGCTAGATGGGCTGAGATCTGGGGCAACAATGTGCGTATTGCCACCTTGTACGACAATGAAACCAGCGCCGCTGAAATATATGTGAACTACACCGCAGAGACGGTAAACAAAGTAGCAGATCCACAATGGATAGTATTCCCCTGGGAAGAGTGGTGGAAAAACTGGCACCCTAACGAAGAGCATTACAAACTATGAAACCATCCAATCTAAGGTTATATGTAACACCTGAAGATTATCAAGTATTTGCTGGCCCAGACTGGCCAGCCTATAATGATTTCTTACAAGGCAATCGTTCAAGCATTCCTAAGATCCAGGAAGAGATTGAAACCATGATTGCCATGAAAAAGAAAGATGGTATCAAATTTCCTATTTCTACCAAAACTGCTTGCCAAAGTAAATGGACCTGGAGTACCATCTATCTTAATTGGTTATCTACAGCATCTTGTCATCGAGTAAGCCCAGTTCCATTTACATTGGAAGAATTTGATAATTTTCATAACATTCCTAAGAAATTACAAGATCGACAGCTGATGTTGGCCGGCGAATGGCCCACTGGTGGTTGCGAATATTGTCGGGTTATAGAAGATGCTGGCGGGTGGAGTGACCGACATCACAATCTTGAAATAAGAGATCTCACACCGCCTGAATTAGAAAACAATCCCACTGCTATTGAAGTCAGCCCTCGCATAGTAGAGATATTTGCACAGAACACCTGTAACTTGCAATGTACCTATTGTAACAGTGGGTTGAGTTCAAAAATTGAGCAAGAGAATCAAAAGTTTGGTGAGTTTAATCAAGGTGGTGTGGTGATACCTGTGACCACTGTTCCTACTGTTACTAAAGAATACTTTGAAAAGTTTATGTCATGGTTAGACAACAACATTCTAACCTTAAAACGATTGCATTTGCTAGGTGGGGAAACATTTATACAGCACGAGCTTATGAGTCGAGTGTTGGATGTTATAGAACGCAATCCCAATCCTGAGTTACAGTTTTGTGTGTTTAGCAATCTCAATGTTCCCGACAAAGCCTGGAATCTATACATTCCTAGAATACAAGATTTACAACATCGCGGACATATGAAAGTTTTTGATCTTACTGCCAGTATTGATTGCTGGGGAGCAGAAGCAGAGTATGCTAGATCTGGGTTGAATTTAGCCAAGTTTGAAGAACGTTTTGCCTGGGCAGCCAGTCAAGGGGCTTGGCTACGCCTCAATGCCAACCAAACTATAACTTGTCTTACTATGAAAACCATGCCAGAGCTAATTGAAAAATTGGCACATTACGGCAAAAATAAACATATTGGACATTACTTCCAGTTCTACACTGGACCGCACATGTTCCAACATCCTAATATCTATGCCTATGATTTTTGGGCTGACGCTTTTGATCGTGTGTTTAAGATCATGCCCAAAGATACCAGCGAACAACGTGAAGCCATTGATCGCATGACAGGCATGCAGAAATATTTACAAGTGTTTACACACAACAACACAGACGAGATTACAAAATTACACATCTATCTTGATGAATTAGATCGCCGTCGCGGAACCAATTGGAAAAATGTGTTTCCGTATCTAGATATCTAGCAATGTCAAGACTTGATGTAGGTACACAGGCGGAACAAACATTTAATCTAGGAAGTAATTAGATGAAAAAATATACAACACACGACATTGGTGGAGAAATTGTTAAAAGCAACGAAGTTTATTTACTGCGAGACAACCGCGATCTAAATAACCTTGTGCTAAGTTCTACTCTGTTATACAGAGGACAACAAACTCGCGGCCACAGGCATTCGGGTCAAGAAGAAGTTTATTTCTTTATACAAGGCTGGGGCAAGATGGTTGTGGGCAACGAGGATGACGAACCGTTTGAAGTTCGTGCTGGTGACATTGTATTGATTCCTGACGGTGCATTTCACAGGGTAATAAACACAGGAGATCAAAACCTGTTGTTTAACTGTGTGTTTGATGGTAAAAGGAATCATTGATGTTCAGAAAGTTTTGGAGACTTTGGGCAAAAAGTTTAGGTGAAAAAGCAGGTGTAAATCGGCAAGAAGCCGATCGTATTGCTTGCATTAGAACAGTGATTGTGTTAACATACATAATCACTAACATTTTTATTGTAGCAGGCGTTATAAGGCATTGGTAAATGGAAAAAATTACATACACAGAAATATTTTATAGTTTGCAAGGCGAAGGCAAGTGGGCCGGAGTACCCAGTGTGTTCTTTCGCACATATGGCTGTAACTTCCGTTGCAAGAAGTTTGGTCGACCTAGAGATGAAAACATTGAAGGACATAATCCTGAAGTTGTGGAGATCATCAAGAACATTGACAAGTATAACAAGTTTGAAGACTTGCCATTGGTGACGTCTGGTTGCGATACTTACGCCAGTATCTATCCTGAGTTCAAAAGATTCAATGATCAAGATCCTGTGGATATCATTGCCAACAAGATGCATGATCTCATACCTAACAATCGTTGGGATCAAGGCACAGGCGATGCTGTACATCTTGTTATCACAGGTGGAGAACCTTTGCTGGGCTATCAACAACTGTATCCTGAGTTGTTGGAATACTGTCGCAAGGCTGGCCTGCGTGATCTTACCTTTGAAACCAACGGTAGTCAAGAACTGTATCCGGAAGTTCGCGACTACTTATTTGAAGAGTTTACACGTCACGGTCGTGACTATGATCGATTGACATTCAGTGTAAGTCCCAAACTACCTTGCTCGGGTGAGAAGTGGGAAACAGCAATCAATCCTCAAGTGGTCAAGAGCTATGAAATGATTGGCTACACTTATCTTAAGTTTGTGGTGGCCACACGTGAAGATGTAGCTGATGCTGAACGTGCTGTAGAAGAATACAGGCATGCTGGCTTTGGTGGTCCTGTGTATTTAATGCCTGTAGGCGGTGTTCCGCAAGTGTATAACTTGAACACACAAGAAGTAGCAACCATGGCCCTAGAACGCGGTTGGCGTTACAGTCCCAGATTGCAAGTAGATATTTGGCGCAACGCCTGGGGCACTTGATTGAAAAACAACCGAGCCAAAGGTCAAAACAGCTTTGACGTTGTTACTGGCAACGTAGTAGTTGAGTTTTTTAATCGGAACATTACACCGTATCCTACAGAGTCCGGTGGGCCTAAGTTTGATCTTGTACCAGTTGAAAAACAAAAAGACATCATGGTCAATGTGGCCAGGATGCATGCCCAACAAGAATACAATCGTATCTCTGAGTTAGTGGCAGTGTTGCAACGCCAAGCCGCTGGCATTAAACGTCGCCTAGACATCACAGACATGGTACACGGTGCCTATTACCAATTTCAAACCTACCATGGAAAGCCTTATTGGTTGGCGCAAGACCTGCGTCACGACAGAATCATACTCACACATCTTGGCCCCAGCGACTGGAGCACAGGCGCACCTGAGAGTTATCAATACATAGCCAGAGTCAAGTGGATGGGCGACTACACCTGGTGTGAAATAGACGAGCAAGGAAACATTGTAGAATGACCGTAATGTTTAATGGTTGCAGTTTTGTAGAACAAAGTCACCTTGAGCTAGAAAATGATAACTGGCGCCAGCAATACTGGCCAGCGTTGGTATTTGAGTCTCATGACAACATAGCGGCGTCAGGAGCATCAAACACAAGGATTTTTCGCACAACCATAGACTATCTTTACACACATTCTCCCGATGTTGTTGTACTAGGGTGGACAGGTCTAGATCGAGAAGAATTGCCTTGCGCCAATGGAGATCGTATGAGGCTCAGAGCAGATTGCACTAGTTTTGAAAATGATCAAGACTCTATCACTAGGCAAGTACACAAAACATGGTATGTAGAAAATCACAACGAGTGGCTGAGCTTTGAACAATTAGTGCAACAGATATTGATTGTACAGGATCTATGCCGTATGCGTAACATCACTTGCTGGATGTTCAATGCGTTTCATCACAATTATATCGCGTATCCAAGCCAGCCCTTACAACACAATTTCAATGTAAAAAATAAAAAATGGTTTCACAAAAGACTAGTTGATCTTGATCGAATCAAACAGTTAGTGTCGCAGATAAATTTAGATCGCTGGATTTGGCCGCCAAAAACAACCCTGGCTCAATGGGCGCAGATTCAGGGGCTAAATTTTGAAAGTCATGGACACCCTTCAATGTCAGCTCAATCGGTCATAGCTAATTTTATAAAGAGTCGAATCAATGAGTAAAATATATGTGGAGCCGCCAGATCATCGTGCCAAGATAGTGTACGAAATTGAAGAGCCTGATGGCGGGTGGCGCAGGGTGTTTACTGACGAAGATCGACGACAACTTAGACCCATTGCTGAAACTCTGGCCATGCTGGATGGCAATGCTTTCTTTGGCATTGACCCTGATCACTACAAAAGCTATCTCACAGAAGCTGATGCTGTGTATCGTAGCAATGGCGGCGATACTGGCTGGGCATCAACAGCAAGTTGGATACAGGATTTTAAGATGATACAAGAAGATCCTACACTCAAGGACGCTTACGATAAATTACAAGTGTTACTGGAACTCAAGAGGAAAGAAAATGGGCATATTTGATCTGTTCAAAAGAAATAAAAATGTTAGCAACATTGTGGATTCTAAAGAAAAAGTAGAAGAAGGTATAAAAAAGTCCGCAGAACCTGCAAAAAGTAAGAAAAAGTCTGAGAAAGACATTGCCACAGAAAAGGGCGAGCCATACATTGCCATACTCAGCATGGATGTGGACCCCGAAGACATCAACTCAGGTGCGTTTGAGTTTGACTGGAATGACAAGTTCATAGCCAATCTATCCCGTGCTGGGTATCAAGGTAAAACTGATGCTGATCTAGTGGATCAGTGGTTTCAGGCAGTGTGTCGCAATGTAGTGTTGGAAACCTTTGAACAATACGAAGCCATGAACAACGACAGTCGCTATATGCAAAGCAGAGACCTAGGTGGTGGTAGGAGAGAAGTGGGATGATATTCAATCATATCAAACAACTGCATGCCGAAGGAAAAAAGATCGGCATCACCTTCAGTACCTTTGACATGTTACATGCCGGCCATATTGCTATGTTAAGCGAAGCCAAAAATCACTGCGATTATCTAATCTGTGGATTACAAACTGATCCCACAATTGATAGACCTGACACCAAGAATCGACCTGTGCAAAGCATAGTGGAACGTCAAATACAATTGGCCGCTTGCCGTTATGTGGATGAGGTTGTGGTGTATCAAACTGAACAAGACCTAGTGGATCTGTTGCTGATTCTTCCTTTGGATGTGCGTATCCTGGGTGTAGAATACGAGGACAAAGATTTTTCTGGCAAGCGCGAGTGCTATCAGCGCAATATTGAAATTGTGTTCAATGGTCGTGATCATTCATTCTCGTCCAGCAGTTTACGCAAACGTGTGGTCGAAGCAGAAACATTCAAGGCACTTAAACAGCAATGATACTGTATGTCAACGGAGACAGTCACACCGCAGCCGCAGAAGCTGTAAATGCCCATGCATTTGCCATGGACGATGGTCAACTGTTTTATCAAGGCCGAGCACCACACCCTGACAATCTAGCAGTGAGTTGGGGCCGCACTTTAGCTGACGTTGCCAAGGCTGTGTTTAAGTGCGAAGCAGAAAGCGCCAGCTCCAATGATCGTATTCTGCGCACTACCCGTGCCTGGATTGATGCTAACCCGCAGGACTGGTACCGCACTGTAATGATCATACAGTGGTCAACCTGGGAGCGTGAAGAATGGGAGCATGCTGGCACTTATTATCAAGTCAATGCATCAGGTACAGATTCAGTACCTCAGGAACTACAGGAACGATATCGTAACTACATTCTTGGTATAGACTGGCAAGCTCGAGCTCAAGATGCCCATGATAAGATTTGGGCGTTTCATCAAGAGCTTGAAGAAAAGAATATTCCGCATGTGTTCTTTAATGGCAATAATGATTTTTCTGCAATAACGGAAAGAAAAGACTGGGGTGCTAGTTATATTGGGCCTTACCATCCGGATCAGACTTTTCATGCCATATTAACCAAAAATGGGCATGACACGGTAGCACCCAATTCTTGGCATTTTGGTAAAATGGCTCATAGCTTTTGGGCTCGTTTTATGTTACAATATTGTATCAATAACAAATTTCTGTGAGCTCTATGCGCTACTTACTAATCGATACTGCCAATATGTTTTTCCGAGCTCGTCACGTGGCTTTCCGTGCTGAAGATCCGTGGGAAAAAGTAGGCTATGCTCTGCACATCACACTCAGTGCTGTGAACAAAGTGTTTAATAAATTTCAAGCAGATCATGTGGTGTTTGCATTGGAAGGACGTAGCTGGCGTAAGGATTACTATGCTCCTTACAAAAAGAATCGCAGTGATGCTCGTGCCGCACACACCGAAAAAGAAGCCGAGGAAGACAAGCTGTTCTGGGAAACCTTTGACATGTTCAAAGAGTACTTGGAAAAGCGTACCAACTGTTCTGTTATTCGTGAACCCAATGCCGAAGCAGATGATGTCATTGCACGTTGGATTGCCTTGCACCCACAAGATGAACATTATATTATTTCCAGCGACACAGACTTTGTGCAACTATTATCAGAAAATGTACATCAATACAACGGCATTACCGACGAATTACTCACTATCAAGGGTATCTTTGATGCCAAGGGCAAAGAAGTAATTGACAAGAAAACAAAAGAGCCAAAACGAATTCCTGATCCTGAGTGGCTGTTGTTTGAAAAATGCATGCGTGGTGACACCAGTGACAATGTGTTCTCTGCTTTTCCTGGAGTGCGTACCAAAGGTACTAAAAACAAAGTGGGCTTGCAAGAAGCCTTTGCAGATCGTGGCAGCAAAGGCTATAACTGGAACAACATGATGTTACAACGCTGGACTGATCACAACGGCGAAGAGCATCGTGTGTTGGACGATTATAATCGTAATCGCAGTTTGATTGATTTGACTGCACAGCCCGATGCTGTAAAAGCGGCAGTGGACTCTGCTATTTGTGAGCAGATTTCACACAAAGATGTAGGGCAAGTTGGCAGTCACTTCATGAAATTCTGCGGTAAATATGAGTTGAATCGAGCCAGCGAAAATGCCGAACAATTTGGACGGTGGCTCAATAAAACGTATCAAGGAGTGTTGAATAAATGATTCTAGCAAAACCTGTTGTAGCAAACAAATACTGGATTCTAAAAGAAAATGATGCAAAAATAGGATCTGTTGAGGTGACCAATAATGGTTCTTTCACTGTGCGTATGTACAACGACCAGCAAGAATTCAAGACCATTAAGACCATAAAGAACAAGACGCAGATCTTTTTCGAAGACCCTCCGGAAAAAAAGAAGCAAAAGAAAGAACATGCAGTCAATGGATTTGCCACTGATGCCATGCCCTACAATGCCATTTACGATGTACAACGCAGATTGCCCATTTATACCAAACAAAAGAAATCTAAATCATGGTTTGCGGCTGGTTGGTATCAAATTGAAATCAATGGTCGTTGGGAAACAGAATTCTGCCCCAAACTGATTTTGTTACAACGCTATGACTATCGTGGCCCTGCACATGCGGCTGATCAGTTTGTGTTCCAGTAATGAGCAATCTTTATATAAAGAAGTTTGTAGATCGACTGCAACATTTTGAAATGCGCGGTGGCAAGGAGTTTACTTGTAGCTTGCAGGATGCCAAAATGTTGCACACCGAAATAACTCGTTTATTGTTGGATCTAGAGCAGGCACGCACACAACCGCAGGCCAACGACTCAGCAATCACTGTGGAAATGCAAGGAGGTTCATTTTAATCTACGTAGTTTATCATAAATAAACTGGAGAGATTATTATGAGCCGACCAAAACCCAGAGTTCTTGTTGAACTCACTAACAAAAGCACTTACAAGACTGAACAGGTATTAGCATCTGAAGGAATCTGGGCAGTGTTTTTTGACAACAAGCCCATCAACCTAAAGACTTCCAACTTCTTGGTACAGTACCCTGGTCCCAAGTACAAAAAAGTTTCCTTCTCCAATCCTGGACATGCCATTAACCTGGCCAAGAAGCTGAACACACAATTCAAAACTGATAAGTTCTCAGTGGTACTACTCAAGAGCGGGGATCAGATCTACCCCGATGCGAAATAAACTAGAACTCACTCAAACACTGTTAAAACAACTGCCATCTGGACATGGCTATGTTGCAGAAGATGTCATACCCATATGGTGGGTTAACATACGCAATACCGGAGGATTAAGACTCACTGCTCTGGGATTTCAAATGTTAAAACTCATGGACATTGAAAGTTGGACTGTGGATTTAGATCCTGCAAAGTTTGATCGCAATCTCGTCTTGCTGTTGGATCGCAAACTGCAGGCACCCTACTACATAGAAATAGAAAAGAAACTGGCACGCCGGCTGATAATGTTTTCCAGTCGCGAAGCCATGATGGCCACCCTGTACGGCGACTTAAAAACCTTTCTCAAACAACTTCCGTAATTGACCTTCGGCCAAGGCACGAATGCTGTCAGCATACCCACCCATGAGCCATTCAAAGTTGGAATCAATTTTTTCTTCGAGATGGGCAACATCCACCAGATCCTGCAATCTACCTCGATTTTTTTCTATGGCTGAATACAGTCTTGTGGCCTTGAGTTCACTGTCGTAGCTGAGATCAAACACATCATTGTAGTTTTGAAATCCCAAGGCGGCCACATCTTCGTGACAGTATCTATGACCAATACACATGAAAGGATGTCGGGCCGCTATGGCCAGCAGAGTTTTTTCTGTAACAATACCGCCCACATCCTGATAGAGACTTTCTGTGAGTATGGATGCATGAGCTGATTGATACACTGGCATGAGTTTGACAAAATTATCTACATTGTTGAAATTGTAATCTTGATAGGGATGTATGTCAATGGGGTTGAATATACTGTGACTGACAAACCCAGAAGATTCGTGTCTCAGTAGATTGTACACTTCTTGGCGATATTCTCTGGCTCGACCATTTAAACAGATCCAGTTATGCTTGATGTTCTTTTTGTGTACATCTTGCCATTCTGACCATCGAGCTCGTAATTGATGGACCAGTTCAAAACTGTGACTGGCAAAGTTTACAACCTTGATATGCCCTTGCCATATGTCATGTAATCTATGATCCCAGCATACAAAGATTATTTTTGATTGTTGTTCAGGGGTGTACTGTTGTTCTAACCAATGCAGTTCCACACAAAGATTGTCAAAAAAATGTATAAAATCTTGAGCATGTATTACCAATCGGAAATTGGGCTGACGCCAACGGTGCTCGGGTATGTCTGGCAACTCAATGTGCCAACGACTGCTCACAATGGGTCGACCCAAAGCACAGGGCAAGAAATGCGGGTCGACACCACAGCCCTTTAGCATGTGGATCATGGCTTTGTTAAAGTTGGGTTCCGTATAGTTGGGCATAAAATCAGGGGTTGACCAATAATTCCGTTTTTTGTATAATTGTGGCTAAAATACAACACTAAAAACCCCCTAAAAACAGGGTTAGTACGCACTAACTTAGTGGATTTTCGCTGGTTGACCAAAAACTCGTTTTCGGTTATAATATATGTATGAACAGTAAAAAAGTAACCCGTAAAAAAAGAGTAGATCGCTTGCATATCATTTATGTGATACGCTCGGGTGCAGACTTTTACATTGGCGTCACTGCCAAAACAGAAAGCACTGTGCAAAAAAGCCTGCGAGTTCGTATGAACAAGCACCTGTATCGTAGCCGCTCAGAAGACAAATCCTGGGCACTTTACGAAGCCTTGCGTGAGCGTGGCACTGACTCTTTTGATTATGGTATCCTGGGTGTGGTGCGTGGTAAAACAGAAGCTCACCAATTAGAGCGTGAATTGATTCGCACTCACCGCCCAAACTTGAATACAGATGTACGTGAAAGGAAACT